TCCTTGCTACAGCTTTAACGAAACCTTCTCCAAGGTCCACAATAACTGTATTGATATCACCTATTCTGTCTCTTGTACTACCAACATTCCCTATTGCTTCCGCTTGGATTGCTGTTGCTTTCTCATCGGCTCTCTGCTGTGCATCAACCGACATGGCATCATAGTCCTCCTGACTTAACAGTCCTCCTTGGATGCTAGGTGGTAACTCAACAGTTCCTTTATCGAAGAACTGTCCATCTGATGCTTCAAACATAGCTTCATTATCATAGCGTTCACCAGTTCCTGAGACATAAGGAGCTACTAAATCGGAGGCAGCTTCAGCTACCGCGCCCACTGCTTGCTCTGTCAAAGTACCTTCACCGTCATTAAAGAACTGACCACCAGAGGCTTCAAACATAGCCTCACCAGTATCCTCAGTTTCTGTATCAAAGAACTGACTATCCGAGGCTTTAAACATAGCCTCATCAGTCTCACCAGTTCCTGAGACATAAGGAGCTACAGCTTCACTTACTGTTTCCAGTAATGTCTGTGCATTAGGATCAGAACCTTCCACGCTATAAGGCTCATTCATGGTTGTAGGTTGTGGGAAGTCGGCGTTCATTGCCGCATCTTCCTCTTTAATCCTACGCTCTCTGTCTTCTTCCTCAATTTTAGCTTCAAGATTTGCCGCCATTTGACTTGCTATTTGTGTACCAAGTTCATCTACAGTTACCCCGTATTGCATAGCCATATTGACCAAACGACTTTCAGTAAATGGTTGGTCAGGATTTCCAAATACGTCTGCGTACTGTTGCATTAAGCTTTGGATATCAACGTTCTTAGTAAATTCTAAAATCGGACCTGTGGTGAAGTTTTCGTATTTCTTGGGTAGTATCTTACTTACAGGTCTCTTAGCTTCTACCGCTGGATTGTCTAATGCGCTCGGAGGTAGGTAGGTATAAATAGGCAAAGCCTCTGGGATAACACCCGCCCCACTAGCTGTTTCAGCGGTAGTTTTATTAAGACTGCCACCTTCTTGTGTAGGTAAACCACCAGCTTTTATCACCGAATTATCAAAGCCTTGAAGCTCTTTACCACGAATTTCAGTTCTCTGATCCTCAATATCTTTTTTGAGTATCTGGAACTGTTCACTTATGTAGGTACGTGCTTTAGCTCTCCCGTCAGCGGTTAATAAGTCAAACTGTCTATCGGCCTCTAATACAACTTCAGTCGCAGCTTCACGCGCTTCCATACCAAGGTATGAGTAATCATTAGCTACAGTTCCTAAAATTGACGCCATAGGATCGTTGGCATCACGCTTTGTAGCAAATTGCTCTAAAATGGTAACGTAGTCCACAGAGCCTAAACGTGATTGGGCAGTCGCAAGCCTTGCACCAGCACCAAGCATTTGTTTCAGCGCGAGTTTACCTTCACCACTAATGTTGGGATAAGCGTCTATATCAGCTTCATCGATATTACCCGCCCCACTTTGAATACTTGATGCAGCCGCATTATATTCGGCTGGGTCAGTGATGACTTTAGCATCGTGTTCGTGTTGGTCCCTAAACTGTTGGGCTTTTTCACCACCACCGCCTCTTAACCCTGCCATTGTGTCTAACGCAAATTGACCCACTTTAGTGTTAAGATAATCAGGGTCTTCAACTATGCTTTTGTGCATAGCCTGTGTGGCATCCATAATAGCGTTAGATTGCGCTCTCTTGGTCTCTTGCCAATCATCATCTGCATCTCGTTCTGCTTTGTTTTCAAAGAACTCATTTTTCTCCGCTACCCACAAAGCACCCTTACCCGTTTCACCATACTTACCGTATCGTGTACTTAACTGGGCGGCAGCATCTATGTATGCTTTGGAGTTCTCTACGTCTGAAGTAGCTAGAGCCTCTAACTGAGCTAAGACTTGCTGACGGGAATTGGTGGGGTCTAGGCCTTCTGATATTGCCTGTTCCATAACCTTGTTAACTTCAGCAATATAAGTTGTAGCATTGAAAGTACCGTTATTACTGGTGGCTTTAGCCGCCGAACCTACTACATCCTTACCCAATAGGGTTAGACGTGCTTGGCGTGTCTTCTTTAATCTGTCTTCATAATTACGTTGACTAACTTGGTTGCCATAGGCTTCAGCCAAACGTCCAAATTCTGAGTTAAATATATTATCAGCAAAGCCATCTAAGCCATGCTCTTTTATGTAAGCTTCTTTACTCTCTGATAAGAACTTATCTAGGTTAAAGCCTTTAGTACCCTTCTGGGCGTTCCAGCCAATAACAAGCTGTTGACCATAATCACGCGCCCGATCCCTTAGTACACCTTTGGACATACCTTTTATGAAAAAGGGGCTTTCGACCTCATCGATCTTTCCAGACTTGATGGCCTTTAGGTAGGCCTTCTTTTCTTCATCGTTGGCCTTCTGCCATGCGGCAGTGCCTTCCTCCTGATCTTCTTCGTTTCTTTGTATCTGTCCATCTTGTAGATACTGAGTTAGTTTTGGATTTACTTGAGCCAACGCATTGGCTGTTTGCATTAATTTACTATTCTGTTGAACTTGATTACTTACTGAAACCATTGTGTCTACTGGTCTTGCGACTACAGCAGTTTTTGGGTTCAGCCTCCGCAGAGCAGAAGTGTCAACTTGAACTCTTGGTGCCATTATATTTCCTATTTTAAATTAAGCGTAATTGCCTTTGCCTACGTTACCCAAGTTCTGCCATGTTGAACCACCAGCACCCGCTGTTTGGGCTTGGTAACCACTTGCGGCTGATAACCCTGCACCAGCTATCTGAAGGCCTGTAGCCATCCAGCTTGCTTTCTGAGGAATGGGCATACTACTCAGGCGGGTCTCTGTTCTAGCTTTGATGCCTAGCTTGTCGTGCATCCCTTGTGCATTAACTGCTTTAAGGTTTCTGTTTATTGCTGAATTATTACGTCCTTGGGTTCTGGATACATCATTGAGAGCAAAGTCCATGCTCTGTCCCGACACACCACCATCCCCCGCAGAGGCAACCATCTTAGACTTCATTCTTGCTGCCTCTAAGACGTTCTCCATTCTGTCATCAACGGCTCTGTCGGCCTGTTGATCTAGCTGCATATTGATACCAGCATTTTGGAAATCCATAGAACGAATGGCATTTTGAGAGTTTATATCATTCTGTGCAGTTTGTTGTTTAGCCATGTCATTCTGGGCTTTATGCTGCATCAAGGCCTGTGTTGTACCCACAGCCATTGTAGCCAACGCTATAGTAGTTGGTTCACACATCTTCTTTTATCCTTACAAATTCATAAAACGGTTTCCTTCCCACCCCATGCTCTGGGATGTATCTAATCAAAGTAAAGCCGAGGTATTTTAACCACCTGATTGAACTAAGGTTTTCCGAGGAAACGTAGTTGAACATCAGGTCAAATTTATCACCATGCTTCTCTACCCACTTCTTGGAAATAGGTAGAAGGCTCTTGGCGTTTCTTTTCAGTGCGTCAGTACCCAACATCCACGGGATACCAATGGCCCCTTTGTCAGCAATACCACACATTGCAACAATCTTATCGTTAACCCATATGGTCTCATTTATACCCTGTAAGTTTATTGAGAAGGCCAAGGCATCATAGGGTGGCATACCGCTTGAGGCCCTGATCTCCTTCACGTCTACGTGCCTCATTCGAGGGGCCAATGTCATACAGTCTTTTAGCTTAGAAGGTGTAAATTTAATCACTCTAGGTTCTCTTGTTGCGTAGATGGAAAGTTGCTTCCCATTCGGCTGATTGAAAGTTTGTGGGGTGGAAGGAATTGCCTATTAGTTTAATCACAACATTATTGCTCTCAGCTAAAACTGGGACTTTAAGTGAACCACTTTGAATTGGGAGTGTACCAATGTAAGAGCCTGTCCCATCAAGGTCTCTACCTGTGAAGGTTTTTGTAGAGGGCGATTGGCCTTGTCTGGATATGGTAGCTTGGAAGAATGAGGTATTGTCATAGACAATGTTTATTGAGCGTATTTGCAGTCTACCTTGTGTAATAGGGTTCTCATCTTCTTTTATAACTATGGGTGAGAACTCATACTCAAAATTAAAAGGCATACCTGTATATACGACAGTACCAGCATCTAAGTTTGTTGCCACGTTTGTAGCTTCAACAAGTTCATTACCTGTTTCTGAGATGGGTGTACCACCTGTATAAGGTAGGGTGTCTGTAGATGCTGTTCTCTTAAACCTACGATCTAAGTGGATACCAAATGTTGATGTATCAACTAGGCAATCATCTTGGGAAAGGTTTATGGTTTCAATGGCAACACCCTCTGACCTCTCCATGAGAAGGTAGATTTTACTCTTGTCTATTGCTGAGAAAAGTACGTTGTTTCCAAAAGTCCATTGAGACCAAGCAGATTGTAGTTTGTCCCTACCTTGCCAATAATAATTATAAACATAAAGCTGTTGTCGATCCCCTGCGCTCCTTAGAATAAGGATGTCCTCATTTGGGGAAGCCACTAGCTGCTTTACTTCACCACTAATGTACTCAGGAACATGGGCTGTGATATCGGCAGCATCGTTTGTGTCGTTGTCGCTCTCAACAAAGTACTCACGTACACCAGACCAGATACCTCTAAGGGTTGGAAAGAATACATACTTACCAGCGGATGCTGGCCGTGAGTTTAAAGATGCTTCAAACTGTGTGGATACGTTTACTGAGATTGTAGCCGCAGAGAAAATATCTGTGTTGGTAACCCTAAACTGAGTTAGGTCCGAAAATAGAATTAAACTGTTATTGAAGGGTACAGCGTACTTCAAGATACTGACTGCATTGTTACTAACAGCTATATCAATAGGTGCATCATCAAGGACAGTTAAGACCGTCTGATTGAAGAACGTAAAGAAATCACCACTAGCACTACAAATAAGGTTCTCATCGGAAAGTAGGCACAAGCGGTTCTTATAAAAGAATATATCGTTGATGGTATATTGACCGTCAGGATATTCTGTTTCATCGTAATTTGCGAAAGATGGAAAAGGGTTTGTATCATCGTCACCAGCCTTTCTCTCAATCCAATCAACAGGTGAGAATGTAAAGGTGCCGTTGGCTTCTCTAACGAGCTTGTGAGGTAGCGTAGTGGCATCAAGGCCTTTAAGGACTGAAGGCCCTACAGTCTCTTTCCACACGGTATCACTACCAGCGTCTGTGGTTCTTAGCTTAACATAGTAATCGTCTTGTCCTTTGGCAGTATCCCCACTCACGCGAACCACAAAGCCTTCTCTACCATTACTTGGTAAGTCCTTTAAGCTACCCACAACACCTTTAATTGCGTTTGTGTGTGTATCCCCTGCACTGTCTGAGGCACTTACAGTAAACTCTGAATTGTCTGTTGTAGTAACGTATATAACATTGTTGGTAGTAGAAACGGTGAACACACTGGGTGTAGACCCGTTCAATCCTGATCCTAGTTGACTAGCAATATTATCTGTTTTGGCATCAACCTCATGGGATACGTCACTACTGTTTCTAGTCGAGTAGCTTGCTGTATATGTAGTACCACCATGAGTTATGGTGGCTTTATAGTTAGTACTGTAGTCACCCTGTTTAATAACAATCATAGCCTCTTGTTTTAAGGCATCTGTTAATGCTGTCCCTTTTTTAGCCTTCTTTGTTTTACTCAAGATAAAGGTGAAGTCTGCAACGGTGGTTGCTGAGATTTGGCTGCTATAGTCAGTTGTACCTGAGAGGTAACCATAACCCCCTGTGCTGTCTGTGACGGTCTGTTGGACCCCTAAGGAATTGTAGACCGAGATGCCACTAGCACCCACAACCATGAAGTACGGCCTTGATACCCCATCGCTATCTTGCAAACGCATGGTGTGGAAGTAGGCCGTTAAAAAGTTAGATGTTGGAAGCCCAGTAACATAAGCTACATGCTCTGTTGGTGGGCGTTTTCGTAAGCCTTTAACAACGCTAGAAAGTGCGTTCTTTTGGCTCTGTGCCTGAGTAGGTAGCCGTAAGCTACTAGGCTGTTGAGATACCCCATTAATCAGGTTGGGTATCGAACCACTGATCAATGCCATTATGAATTAATCCGTCTGTCTATGGTGCGGAACACATCGTAATTATTAAAGATGTTTAAATCTGCGTGATCACTCTCAAGCTCTCTAAGTTCTATAAGAGCCTCAAGCTCATCACGCTGCTGGAAGGTATGTAGGTCTGAGGCCCCAATGGTTCTGTCTTGAAATACACGGGCTGCTCTCAGGGTGATGTAGCGTCTAGCTACCTCTGGAATTTCTATGAACCCTAGAAGGAAAGTAATGTTTACTTTTACAATACCTTCAAAAACGTAGGTATAATTTGCCTTGTTATAAAGGCGTGTACCCCTTTGGGTTATGTCAATCTTATCTGTTTTATCCATCCCATCTACACGCATCGTGTTTGTTGGAATAGTTATCTCTTGAGAAACACTGTCAGGTGTAAGTGGGTAGTTGTACTCCCTATTGAAGTTCCAACCCTGTGATTGCACCTCCCTGTTGATGTTACCTAGGATGGTCTCAGCAAGTTCTGCATCAATAAGACCAGAAGTCAGGGAGCTTACAGGTGCTTCACCAATAGAGGACAACATTACATTGACAGCCTCTAATTCAGTTGTTGGTGTAGTCATGCTGTATCCTTAAAATGAAAAAAAAGGGGAACCCCTAAAATAAGAGGCTCCCCTTGAGAAATTAAACGAGTGCGATTGCACAAGCTGGGCGAAGGATATTATGACCCATCGCATATTTTGCGACCATCAATGTACCTTGGCGGTCAATTTGATATTCGCTCTCTACACCGAGGTCCATAAGCTTTACGGTAGCCGCTGCGTCAGCACTGAAGATCAAGCCCTTGAGGGCTGAGAAGTCAGCTTTGTACGCGCTTGCGCGGGTAGAAGTAAGCGGATTAGGTGTAAGGCTAGTGGTGCTTTCATCGGTTGTTGGCATGTGGTTAGACATGACAATCTGAATACCACCAATTACTGGTGCTGTTGCAGTTGCCTGTGAACCAGTACCACCAATGTCGCGGTTCATGTAGCCAAGGCTACCAACCGTTTGACCAGCACCGAACAGTTTGTAGTAATGAGCTGGGGGCAATACACAAATCTTGTCACCAGTGATGTCTTTGGTGTCGAACTCTTCCAATGCTGCGTAGATAGCAGCAACGAAATCGTTACCTGATGCGGCAGAGTTGCCCACAGTTACATTGTTAGTGAACACTTCACCATCAAAGGTAGTCAAGCCAGCGGCTGCTGCCTCAGAAGCATCGTTGATAAGGGCTGCACGGGCAATGATCTTAGCAACATTTTTATCTGCTGTGTTTGCCAGAGCCATACCAGCTTCTTTGGAGTAGACGCTACGCACATCAAAATGCGTCATAGCTTCATCGATGTTTGCAATGAACTGAGTTGAGATCAAGAGATCGTCAACGGTTACAGTGCGCTCACCTTTCTTGATGATATCGCCTTGGATCAATTCTCCAGGACTATGGTACTTTGCCGAGGCGGTTCCCGTCATGGGGAAAGCAGCCGATTTTCCATTGGAGATCGTGCGTGTGCGGTGGAGAGGCATAAAGATATTACGCTCTTCAAATGCTGTGAGAACTTCACCCGCATACAGTTTAAGGAATAATGAGCGAACATCGCCAGTAGCGTTCTGTTGCCCAATTCGTGAGACCGTTTGGTCTGTAGGAAATGCCATTTTATTTTAACTTTCGTGTGTGTGTTTTGTTGATTGAAAATCTAATCAGCAACTCACACCACATCTTTCACCAAGGTTGTCCTCCGCAGAGGGCCAAGATTATTCGGTGGGATGTATATAGCTTTTTAGGGTCGGCAAAAGTTTACAGTGTAAACTCTCACCTATTTAGAATACCGAGCTACGTGCTAATCGATCTTGCACGGTTTGGCGGTATGCGGGGTCTCGCCCATACCTTGGGTCACCCATAGCTGCTGTCAGTTCAGCTACAGAATTAAAGGCCCCTGAGGATGTACTAGCGGCTTGCCCTGAGATCAGGGAAGGCTCTGTGCCAGTTTCCATACGGTATTGGGCATGAAGGCCTTGGATGGCTAACTTGGCAGCATTAGGATCGCTACCATCAATAGCATTATTATAAGCTCCAACGGCTTGCTCCGATAAGTTTTGTGCTGCCCACTCGACCATGCCAGTGTAGTTTTCTTCACCACCCACAAGGCCAAAGGCGTCATTGCGTACATTGTTTGCCACAGCCATTTGACCATCGATAAACGCATCAACAACATTAGACGGGATACCCGCATCTGCTAGTTTCTGGTACGTGTCATCTGTTAAGCCACCTTGTTCTGAGAACTCAGTAGTCATGTCATCGAAGTTTAGGCCAAGGCCTTCAACGGCATCCCGTGCTTCTGAAAGCTCCTCAGGAGCCTCAGTAGTTTCGTCAGGAGTAGCCATTTTGTTTTCTAGTTGTGAATAGGCTTTCGCCATATCCTCTGCCGAATTGAATTTCTCAGGGAGCCAATCGGGTCGGCCCTCCTGAGTTTCTGTATTCGACAGGTTGTCAGCTTTCTTAACCATCTCATTTACATGAGCTTGGCTCTCCGCTGGTTGGGGTTGGAATGTGTTTAAAGTTTCAGCCATTTACCACTGTCTATTGTTGAGGCTGCTCTGGCTGGGGTTGCTCTGCCATACCCTTTGCGAGTTGCGGAGCGGCCCGTTCAGCCATCTTAGCCATTGTTTGTTGTTGCATCATTTCTTGTTGTTGCTGTTGGCCTTGAGCCAGTTGTTCCTCAGTCTTTATGAGACCGCCCGTATCGATGCCCAATGAAGCCGCTAGGCGGTCAATGTAATCACCAACATTCATGTACTGTTGTATAACCTCTGGGCCTAAGGGCTGAAGGTATGACAACATCTGAGCTAGTTTGTTAAGGTCCTGTCCACGTCCGAGGGCTTCAATGCCTGTGACAATCTTTGGCTTAATACTATCCTTGGGCATCTTTGGCATTTTGCCAGCAGCCTCAAGGCGATTGAGGAGTAACTTAACAAGGGGGAGTTGGAACTCTTGGCTCAATATGGAATAGACACCGCCTAATGCGCTTTCTAATTCCTGTGCCATAAACCTAACTTCTTCCGCTGTAACCCTCTCCGCATTTCTTTGGACTGAGCTATTTAATAGGAAAGCAAACGACAGGCGTTCTGTTATCTGGCCTGAGGTTTCTAGGGCAACCCTAAAGTCGTTAAACTTGTTGACCTGTAGGGTAGACACATCTTGAGCGTTGCCTTGTACAATAGCACCATTAGGGCTTTCAGCTAAGACACGGGCCTTAGTTGTACCGTTGGGTGCTACCATAAATAGGACTTTTGCAGAGGCGGCAGAGCCTTCAACGATGGCCTGTGTAAGGGCTTCTAAGCTCTTTAGGTCACCAATGTATTCCTCTACGAAGCCACGCCCATAATCTTCACCGTCAATACGGTTAAGGCGTAGTGGTATAAATGGGTTTTTGTCTTCTGGGTACGATCCTGTTGTACCCTCAATAATTTCACCCATAACCTCTTGGTGAATATCCCAACCTTTATAGGTCTTCTTCACACAGGTATATAGGTCAATGTTTTTAGCCGCATCACCATCGTTTTTAATAATCTCTTGGGCTGGCTTGGGGAGCATCATAGGACTGACACTCTCTTTTGTAATAATCTCAAGCACGTTACCCATATAGTCACGCTTAACAACGTAACGATCTAAGCGGTAGAATTTTACAGAACCCTTTTTGGGCATGTAAAGTAAACCATTACCACTAACTATTAAATGTTTTAAAAGTTCAAATGTTGGGACACGCAGGGCTAGATGTTCTATCTCCCCCATCCCTGTTCTTTCGATACGTGCAAGGGCCTCTTCTACTGCGCCCCGTGCCTCAGGACCCGCAACCTCTAAGATGTCAAAGTCATCTATGGTTAATCGGAAAAAGGGGGCATTGGGTGGAAGCAGGGCCATGAGTAGTTTTGAGGCTAAATTATTTACACCTCTTGCACCTACCGCTTGGTAGGGAGTTTCGTAAATTGAACTGTCGCTATGTCCCTCAGGTGGGACAAGTGAGGGAATTGTTAATTTTGAGGCGTCACGCGCCCGTCTTAGATAACTCTCTCTTGTTGTCATAAGATGGGCATAGCGACTAGCTACTGATTGGTTTTGATCACTATACACCATTTATTCCCTTAACCCGTTGAGATATTAAGGGACTTACCAGTGAGGCCAGCCGTACCAACAGCGTTACCTTTGGAGCCAGTGGCTACACGTAAACCACGTTTACCTTTACTTTTCTTTTTAGCCTTATCAGATGCTGAATCCACGTCTGCTAATTCAATATCTGGATTGTTATTTTTCGGACCCGCCGCTGCTTTAGCGACTACCTTTTGCTCAGGCATCTTAGGTGCTTTTGGCATACACATTTTGTGTCACTCTTTCTCTATTTCTAATAGTTCATCGATCTTATCTAAGACCAGTTGACTTCCGACAAGTTTCCCAAGCTGAAAGCTAGTAAGCTCTGCTCTAGGGATACTATCTATAAATATTTGCTTTAACTCATACCTGAGTATTTTAGCGTTATTAAGCTTTTGGCTCTCAATAGTTGTAATATCCATTCGTTTACCGATAGTGTCCTTTATTAAATGGTTGAATTTGTTGATGCGCCCAGACCCCAATTAAGAAGCCTAGGCACACCCCTAGTACGGCCCCTAAGAGCCACCAGAAAAACATTGTCATTTGATTGGGCAAGCACCAGTTGCACAGCCTTCATCCTCAAACTCTTCAAGGGTGTTAGCTGCATCGATGTCGATGGGCCTCAGTGTTGCACTGTACTCATCAAACTGTTCTTTGGTCACAACTTCCTGTGGAAGATAAGGATACCCTAGGTCTTCCGCTGTCTTGGTAGGATCGTTACGGTAGATGAAACTCACACCTACATAGCTGTCCCAGTTCTTACGAAGCCAGTGGATGATGCTAGGTACTTCCTCAGGATCATAGGATATTGTTACTGAACAATTGTGATCAACGTAGTAGGTCACCATTTTCTTGTACCGTTCTAGTTGGTCAATCGCAGTCTCCATGTTGACCTCTTTACCATCTACATTAGTGAACTCGACATTATCGTGAGACACAGGGAAGGTAGCAAGCACAGCATCATCGCTATAAGGATCAGTCCAAACCCTGTAATTACCCTCTTTGAGTAGTTCCACAAGTGGATCATGTTTGCTAAACCTCACGTTGTTAAAGATGTACTTACCCAAGGGCTTATGCACACCCTCTGTGGTTGACATAATCTTTGAAAGGGTTCCACTTGGTTTAACGGTTGTCACAGCCTTAGATCGTGGCAGCTTTAGTTCATCAGCCATAGAGTGTGCGCCCATCTGTGCAGCCTGACGTAACATCTGTAGATGATGACCACTCTCATGGTGTTCCCAAGTTACAATGCCTGTTAAGCCTACACCTGTTAAGCGTAGGAACTCATTAAGCTCATGCCATGACCTTTGAAGGATGCCATCGTCTAGGTTAACACAGGTCTGTCGGTAGTTTGCACGGGCCAATAGACGCAAGGCATCCTCAACATCTTTGAGGGACCAACCGTTAACTTTGTTTAGGTCAAACTCTACTAAGTTGCAAAAATTTGCATTACCTAAAAGTATCTCTGCACAAGGATTTACGCCAGCAAACCAAGGCGCACGTTTCTGTGCGGCCTCTGCATTAATGAAGGCTGGCTCTGATCCCCCAGCGTCTTCCATGATCTCAAAGATTTCCTCAAGTTCCTTTAGGCTTGGCTTCTTCCAGAACAATAGTGAGTTGTTGGACTGCGCTCTCTGAGGGTTGTTAATCCAGTGGTTTTTCTTAGCTCTAGCAAACTTCTGCCACTCGGTTGAACCATAGGGCATCAAGGCAATCTCAGCACTACGGCGGCTGGACAGGCAAGTACCTAACCAGTTCATCACATCCAAGATATCCATACCTGTTAAGAGTTGCCCAGCACGTTTGTTCAGTAGCTCTGCAATAGCTTTGAAGGCCACAGAGATTGTCGCATCCCCAGAACTAATCCAACCATAACCCGACAAGCGTTCACCCGCTGGTCTGATTTGGGTGAAGTCTAGGATAACCTTCTTTACAGGCTTCTTCATTGCTAAGAGCTTACCAACACTCTTAGCCCAAGCCTCTGCACTATCTCCGACTTCCAAACGCCAGCTATCGCCAGCATAGTGTTCATTGTTATGATCATAACCACGGGTGTCTCTGGTTGATCGTATGACTTCGATCTGTACAGGCTTGGTAAAGCCATTGAGGTTACCAGTGATTGGCTCAAAGCCTACGCCACAGCCTTGTAGGAGAAGCCAGAAGCCATCAACTACGTTGTGGATGGTCTCTACTCTAGCAAAGCTACAGTTGAACTGTGAGGCCTCTCTGTGCTTGGCTACGTCAGTACCACCCAGCCATAGTGTACGGCCTGATACCAAACCAATACGCTTAATGAACAAGCCCCGTAGTTCCTCTAGCTCTGCGTGTTCATAAAAATTAAGTTCACCACCTTTTGCACGTTCCCAGAGCCATTGCTGGTGGTGGATGACACGGTTAATCGTATCCTCCCAAGTCTCAAACTTAGTACCTTCCTTGTTTAAAGGGCGGTTGTATGTTCTGCGCGTAATTACCTGTGCGCGTGTGTCTGTAGTCATCTATTATCTCCGCTACCTTTAAGTACGCCACGATCTTTTCGGGACGCTAGTTTATCTATGTTACCCATTGCTACTTTGCTTAGTGGTGAACCCAACAAGGTTGACAGCTCTGCTACAAACCAGAGGACATCCCCTAGTTCATCTAAGACTGCTTCTTTTGGAAACTCACCGTCCTTGCGGTAGTACTTGGCTACCTTACCTGAGACCTCACCAACCTCAGAAGCCAATCCAGTGATCAGGTATTCTAAGGATTTATTTACAGGGTATATGGCTGTCTTGTGCGCCCTGTTCTGGTAGTCATTAAGGGTTAGGGCGGGGGCTATGTGATCTTGGTGAATTGTAGTACCTTTATTGAACGCTTTTTCTATTTTCTTTATATCCCATTTAGCCAAGTCTAACTCTCCATTAAGGCTTTCCAGCTACACGGGAATAGTTCCCCCATAACTTCGCTGATTTGATCTGCTATTTCTCTAGTCTCTGCTTGAGCATCAGGCTTACAACGCAGTCGGGCCATGTCAGCCCAAGCATCCAAAGACCCAGACCACCACCACTCAGTGTAGGTAGATTGGGGTAAGATGCCCCTCGCCTGTTCTGGGCAAACACCCTCTTTTAATAGGTGATTGTAGACCCCAAGGATGACGTTGTGGGTTGTACTGATATGCACACCCTTAATCTCTTCATCACTGCTACCCTGCTTGACGTTAGCAGCTCTACCTCTCCAAACCTCAGGCACATAGAACTCAGGCTCACTGTCCACGTACCTACGGCTGATGGTATTGGCTCTCAAAAACTTATGCTTGAGAAGCTGTGCATGAACGTAGATGGGTGCTTTGACGTAAAAGCTGGCAAAGGAATGTCCGAATGGGCTGGTGTGCCTGTGCTTTGCTAAGTACTTGATGAGCCTACTGTCGGCTGGAAGTAGTGGTTCGTAGTGATCATCACGCCAATCAGGGTTCCATTCACTCTTCTTACCAAAACTTACCCGTGCTGCATTACAAACTGTTAGGTCAGACCCCATACTGTCTAGTAATTTTACTTGGATGATCTTGCTCCTATGTGACTGCTAACTTTTCTTTCCACCAACTCATCAAACCCACCAATGTACTCACCAGTGGGGCTGAAGATTTGAGGGACTGTCGTATGACCCGCTTGACCCATGAGGGTCTTGAGCCAAGGAAGCTCATCGATGTCATAAACTTTGACGGTTCGCTCTGTGGTCTGAAGGTGGATGATTGCCTTGCGGCAGTACCTACAACCAGCTTGACTGATAAGGGTGAAGCTCATTCTTGATCACCCCCACGCATCTCTTTGACCAACAGGTTCAAGTACCACTGAGCCTTCTCAAGGTCCTCGACAGGCTGACCCTTGTATCTGTACCTATGAAGGTACTTCTTAGCTGCACCTTCCAAGTACCCACAGAACATAATCGGAGACATGTTATCCTTCATGTAGTCGATGCACTCTATGCCGCCGCTGGTGTAGTGGTCTGGTTTGTTGATGTTGTCTTTGGTGTCCACAGTTGAGCCTCGTATGTGTCAAAGTTATATTCATGTGGTCTAAGGATACGCGCACATCTGGCCTGTACGATGGCCTCAGTCTCTCCAAAGCCAGCCTTCTTAAAAGCACCAACAATGGCATCCCAAGGGTCCATGTCCTGTGCTAATATTTTAGCTGCCTTCACTGGTCCTACGCCTGTGCAACCTTTGTAGTTGTCAGTCGCATCACCTGTTAAGATTTGCATATGAAGATTGTAGTCTGCTTCCTCTTGGGTAACCTCAAAGAAGCCTTTGTCTTTATCCCAATGCGTTCCTGAGATTGTAAGGAGGTCCTTATCTTTACTTACAATCACACAGTTTGGGATGTCAGAATAAAGGCCTATGGCATCATCAGCCTCAATGTTCTCAAGCATGATGGCGTCATAGTTATCTAGGAGATGTTCGCGCAGCCACTTCAATAGCAGCGGCTTACGCTTGTCGGTCCTGTTACCCTTGTAGTCTGGGAGAACATCTTTCCGGTAGTTCTTTGGACCTGTGATGAATAGCTTTACATCATCAGCGTCAGTACCTTCCCACACCGTGGCATACTGGCTGATGAAGGATGCTAAGGCGTCCTGTTCATGGGCGTGTAGGGTCCAGAGACCTTCACCCCAATCCACAGGCTCCTCACATACTGTGGCTGCTTGGTAAACAAGGATGTCACCATCCAGTAGAACCGTCCTCTTTGTCTTCTGCTTCACGCATATCCCTTTCAGTGATTACTTGTATTCCAGCGGTTACCTGTTTGTACTCAAGCACAGCCTCAACAATGAACTTGAAGCTCAAGGCCAGCGATACGACTAAGAACGCACAGGTCATAATTAGATGAAGGATGAATGTTATTGTCATAACACCTCATCAATTTTCATACGCACAACCATATTGAACTGGTCGTTACCGAGAGATGCTAAACGCCTAAGGTCCTTCAGTGCTTGGGTAAGCTCCTCACACTTTGGGCATGGTTTTTCTTTTAAAGGTGGTGGTTGTTTACGTGCTGCCATTTAAGAGCCTTTCCATTTATTGCACTTGTGCAAGTATTTAGTCACGATGTTTCTTCCAACTGAAGTCCCTTGTCGCAACATCGAAATCAAGTATTTGAACACCCAGCTTTTTCTGAAAAGGTGAGCGAATAGAAGCGACATTATAATCCCTCTCTCTGCGTATAGCTTTGACATCAATGAGGGTGACTGAACCGCTGGCATCCATAGCAATAAGATCAACGGGGCCAGTGCAACAAGTGTTTCTATAAACATGTAGTCCTTGGTCTAAGAGGTAAGTGATTGAGTAGTATTCCGCTATGTCCCCAAGGACATTTGGGTCAGTGTGTCTCTGCCCAGTTTGCTCCGACCTTGTACTCACCGTCGAGTGGAAGTCTGATGGAGTAATACTGTCCAGAAAGTTTAATTGCTTCGATGCAGAGTAGTCCAATGTCATTAGCTACTTGTTCCCTTACTAGCACTTGCACCTCATCGTGAACGTAGGCCACCTGTTGGTAGTCCACGCCTTCAACAAAGCCGTTCTTATTTAGTAGGTCATGGAACAACACCACCCACCGCTTACACAGTATCGCACCACAGGATTGTAGGAGAGAATTGAGAGCAGCATGGGAGTGGCGAATAGGAACATTCCTACCGTCTATTCCCTTGATGTACCCTTGCTTTGCCTTGTCCTGCACTGCGGTTCTTAGCTTCTTGATTGCTGGTGTAGCTTTGAAATACTTACGCTTGAGCGCAGCCCCTTCCTTCTTACCACCACCAACAATAGAACCTATTTTCTCATCACCCCCACCATAAAGTAGGGCGTACTGAAATGTTTTTGCGTTCGATCTCGACAGGCCTGTAGCGTCTGCTGTGGCTTGGTGAATGTCACCTTCCAATAGGATGTCAGCATACCTACCATCGTCCCACGCAGAAACGTAATGGGCTAATGTTCTCAACTCCAAACCAGAAACATCACACCCCATGAGCCGCCAGCCTTTAGGGGCATGGAACAACTCACGGCACTCCCATCCATACTTGGCATTAACACTAGGAACTTGCCCAGTGTTTGGATTGCTATGGGTACAGCGTGAAGTCACACATCCCATAGTGTTTACCCTGCCGTGTAGCTTGCCATCCTTAGACAGCTTGAGCCATGCTTGGTTACCCTCTGCTAACTGACCAATCCTTTTCTGGATCAGCAAGTACTCAGCTAACAGCTTGGCCTCTGGGTACTCCAAGGACCCCAAGACCTTATCGTCTACCCTAGGCTCATCGGTCTCAGTGAATAACTCAGGCTCCCACCCGTACTTATGGGTGAGCCTCTGGGCTATGTGATGCCGACTAGCTGGGTTAAACGTAGTTCTCTTGATCTTGGTGTAGGGTGTATCCTTCCACACTGACTGCCTGTCTGCTGACTTGTATTTGATACTACGCTTGGGAGTGATGATGCCTACAGGCTCCCACCATGACCCAAAGGTATCTACCAACTCATTGTAGATATCCTGTCTGCGTGTACTGAGACGGGAGTAAAGCTTGACAGCCTTATCCTCATCTAAGGGAAACCCATTGTCAGTCTGCTTTAGGCAGATGGAATGTATGTCATGCTCTAGGTCTATAGCATCCTGACTACACTTCTGCTTTAGGCATAGTTGATACAGACGGTAGTTTAGTTCCACATCCTGTTCGCAGTAGTCTAGCATCTCCTCGCTAAACTCTGACCAATCGGTGCTTTCACCAAAGCTGTCTTTAAGGTCACCTAACCTCTGGCCCCAAGCCTTGAGGCTATGGGAGCCAATGAGCTTGGGTATCAAGCGGCCCTCTCTATGAAGCTTAAAGTCTTTTTCGCGGCGGTCAGGCCACAGTAGACGGGACAGAACTAATGTGTCTGTGAGTTTACACTGTAAACTTTCGCCAAATAAATCAGGGAAAAACTTACGCATCACAACCATATCATATGCCACAATGTTATGGCCTATTAGTTCTTTAGCCATTGAGAGTAGCTTGGCACCATCGGGTATCATACCCC